AGCAAGCGGCACTGACATCCATCGCCTACAACTACGGTTCGCTGCCGAAAGACATCGCCGATGCGATCAAGAGCGGCATGACAGACGCACAGGTTGCGGACGTGATCCGGGGTCACGGTGGCGACAACGGCGGGATTAATCGAGACCGGCGCGGCATGGAAGCGTCGATGTTCAACTCGACGACGAACCCGGCTATCGTCGATGAGGCCCTGAAGAAGCAGGATGCAGCCGTTCAGAAGGCAGCCGAGTTCAACACTGAGCTGGCTCAGACTCTTGCCGAGCAGCAGGCGCAGCTTGAGAATCAGGGTAAGATCACGCGCGAAGTGGCGCAGTCCAAAGCCGTTGAAGAGGAAGTCAAGAAGGCGAAGGCTGCCGGGGTTGTTCTGACCAAGGAACAGATTGCCCAAATCTCCGATCTGGCCGGAAAAATCTGGGACCAGAAACATGCAGACGACGCAGCCAATACTGCGCTCGCCCAAGCCAATGCGCTCTACAAAGAACGAAATGCGCTTCAGGCGCAGCTCAATGATGCCCGGTCAAAAGGGGATAAGGGCAAGGTTGACGATCTGGGTACAAAGCTTACCGACGTGAATGCGCAGCTCAGTGATGCCATCGACAAGGCTGAGGCCATGTGGAAGGCCATTGGCGGCGATCAGGCTGACGTAGCGATCACCAAGCTGGAAGCCCTGAAAGCACAGTCGGCCAAGACCTCGAACACGATGTATATGGACTTCCAAAAGGTCGCCGGGATGATCGTGGACGGTCTCGGGTCGGCCTTTGACTCGTTCTCGCAGCAGATTGCCCAAGGCGTGGCACCCCTCGTAGCCCTCCGGGATGCGTTCCTCAAGTTCGCTTCGGACTTCTTGGTTCAGATCGCCCAGATGATCCTCAAGCAAGCGATCTTCAACGCGCTGAACACCATGCTTGGCGGGACTTCTCTAGGCGCGGCGATTGGCCTTGCGCATACTGGCGGGATCGTTGGTCAGTCCCGTGTTGGTTCGGGTAACTCGTCCCGGTCTGTGAGCCCTATGGTCTTCGCCGGGGCGCAGCGTTTTCATGGCGGTGGATTCCCCGGACTCGCACCGGGCGAGGTTCCAGCTATCGTCCAAACGGGGGAAGAAATTCTGAAGCGAAACGATCCTCGTAATGCCTTGAATGGCGCAGCCGGGAAAGGGGGATCGGGTGCTCCGGCTCAGAACAAGATCAAGATCGTCAACCTGTTCGATACGGGTGCGTTGCTGCAAGCGGCGCTTGATACGGAAGTTGGTCAGCAGGTCCTCTTCAACTTCATGTCGGACAACAAAGCGGCGCTCGGCGGGGTAGGTTGATGGCAATCCTCTTTCCGTTCCCCCCTGATTGGGGCACCAGCTACAAGGTAACGAACACCTTCCAGACTGAGATCATCGAAGCGCGGGACTATACCGAGCAACGCCGGGCGTTGCGCTTCTATCCCCGTCGGTCGATTGCCTTCAGCCCGAGCGAGCACGGATCGGATGCTCGCTACCTGCGCCAGCTCTTGACGCAATGGCAGCAGTCCGAGTTCGTGTTCCCCGAGATGACTCGGTTCGGGACACTCTCTGTAGCGGCTACGGCGGGCGACACGGCCGTGACCATATCTCCCGTGCCATCGTGGCTGATCGGGGCAAAGACGCTCGTTCTAGGCGATCCCCTGACCGGCGAGGTCATCTCCGTTGACTCGGTAACAGGTGGCTACGTGGCGCTCTCCGCCGCACTGGTGAACAACTATGCCATTGGAGCCCGCATCTATCTCGGCTTGAAGGGGCGGATCGACCAATCGCTCAATCGCAAGGCCCTGACCAACACCGCTGGGCAAGTCGATATTTCGTTCAATGCCGATCCGGGAACCTTCAGTGAGGATGGCGGAACAGCCGCGACCATCTTCAACACGCGAGAGCTGCTGCTGACTCGGCCGAACTGGGCAACTCAGCCGACCATCACCCATGCCGGGCTGCTGGAAGATGTTGATTTCGGCTACGGCTCGGTCGAGCACTACCAGCCCACTTCGTGGAACAGGTCAACTCTTCAGGCGACATATCTGGCTCGGTCGGCCGACGAAGCTGATGACATGATCCAGTTCTTTCTTCGGCAGAAGGGTCAGCGCGGCGAGTTCTACTGTCCTACTTGGGAGGAAGACTTCGACATCTCCATTGGTGCGGGAGCGACTGCCTCATATCTCGATGTTCCCGGCACGCAGTTCGCATCTCTCTTCTCCGACCGGACGATCTATGGCGCACTCGTCATTTTCTACAAGGATGGCACTTATGCGGCCCGGACGGTCTCTGGGTTGACCGTCGTATCTGGCAACTCCAGGGTGGCTCTCGGATCAGCCTTGTCGCAGGCGGTCAACTCGGGCACAACGAAGCAGGTATGCTGGCTGCCAGTTGTTCGCTTTGCCGTGGACTCGCTCGTTATGGAATGGGTCACGAACGAAGTCGCCCAGTGGCAGATCAGCATGGTAACGGTCAAGGCAGCTACGTCATGAGCTACAGCGCGTTCGAGTCGAGCAAGGTCAAGGGCCAGCCGGTAGAGCTTTACTACGCCCGTTACGGCTCGGACCCAGCCGCCTTCATCGCGTTCTGCGATGCCGACCGGGAGATCATCGTTGGCGGCGTGACGTACCTTCCACGCGCCGTCCAGCGGGGCAATGCTTCCACGTCCGGCACGCTCGACAAGACGAAGCTCATCGTGAGCGTCAGCATGGACTCGGAGCTGGCTGAACTCTTCCGCGTCTATCCGCCGTCCTCCGTCGTGACCCTGACGATCAAGCAAGGCCACTATGACGATCCCGACAACGAGTTCGTGACAGTCTGGGTAGGTCGCATTCTCGGCAGCAGCCGAGCACCGAAAGCCAACCGAAATGTGGAACTCACATGTGAGCCCGCGTCCACGTCCATGCGCCGTCTCGGCCTTCAGGCTAGGTACACGCTAAGCTGTCGGACTGCCCTCTATGGGGCGGAGTGTCAGGCAGACAAGGTAGCCGCCACGGTCACGTCCGTGTTGACTGCCGTGAGCTATCTTTCCATCACGGCTACAGCCGGTTGGGAAACGGCATTTGATCCGCAGAAGTTCATCGGCGGGATGATCCAGTGGACGGGAACTGCCGGGACCGAATATCGAACGATCCTTTCCGTAGCTGGGGACACCCTCAATGTGAACGGCCCGACGACAGGTCTGAGCGTTGGCGATACGGTCAGCATTGTGCTCGGTTGCAACCACCTGATGGAAGATTGCAACCTCCATAACAACATCTCGAACTTCCGGGGTTTTCCTTGGATTCCAAACAAGAGCGTCATCAACACGAACCCGTATCGCTGAGGTAAATCATGGGATTCCTCCTTCTCTTCCTCGTCGGCTTGGCCTTGAACGTCGTGGCCTATCTCCTGCTTCCGAAGCCGAAGCAATCACAGGATTCGACTACGACCGACATGGAAAACCCGACAGCCGATGCCAGTCGTCCGATCCCCAAGATTTTTGGTTCGATGCGGATCAACGGGCTGAACTTCCTCTGGTACGGAGAGAAGGAGAAAGACATGGTGAAGCTGAAAACTGGCCACGGGAAAATGAAGTGAAGATCACCGTAGCAGACTGCCTAAATGCAGGGTTCTGCCTTCGCGGGCAGAAGGCTTTCTGCCGAAATCACGGAATCGACTTTAGAACCTTCGTGCGTGACGGTATGGATGAGGAAGAGTTTGCTGGAATTGATGACGCGAATCTGAGTCGAGTGATCGCTGCGATGAAGCAGAAGAAGGGCATCTAGATGGGCGGCGGCAGCAAGAATGGTGGCGGCCAAAAGGTGCCAAACTATTACATGTCCATGCACTTTGGCGCATGTCATGGACCCATCGACTCGATCAATCAGGTTTGGGTGAAGGAGATGATCATCTTCTGCGGGAAGATGACGCAGAACGGCACGGTCTACGTGAACATGCCTGATCTTTTTGGTGGTCAAACCAGTGAAGGCGGCGTCGTCGGAGCGGTAGATTGTTATCTCGGGGCACAAGATCAGCTCCTTACCAACCTCACAGCCTGCCGCTATGGCTATACGGCTACAACGATGCCTGCGTACCGTGGCATTGCCTCGCTCATGTTCCGCCGGATTGACGGCACGGAAACAGGCCGGATGCCGCAGAATGGCTACAGCACGGATGGTTCGAGTGGGTGGTTCTCCGTCACGGACGACGGTACACTCTTCGACGCCGCTGGTGGTGGCTATTCCCCATCTGGGGGATTCCTCTGGGCAACAAATAACCCCTATCTCCCGACGGTCTGGGCCAGCATCACGTGCATTGACAAGCCGATTGCGCCAGACCTCGCCGAGGTTTACGCGCCGCCTGACGGCATCGCGACTTTGGCTGGAACTGACTTCAATGTCGGATACCCGAATTGGCCCCCGTACTCGGTCATCGACCTTACGGACTATGCGGACAACATCGACCTTGGCGGTGCGACCTTCAATATGGGACTCACGTCGCATATGGTCGGCACAGGAATCCTTGCTGGAATCCCGATGTCCGGCACCACGCAGGTCGAAGCGACGGCCCTCAGCGCCTCCGGTGTAGACCTTGGCTATGTTACGGGAGAGACGCCTTGGCTTGAAGATTATGGTGTCCCCGGTGGTGGTTCGGTCAATCTTACGCGCACGATCCCCGTCGGTACGCGGTCCATCAAACTCCGGGGCCTTGTTGATCCAGCGTTGCTAATCTCGCAGGTCACGACATGGGGGAATACCCACTGGTCAATTGGTTACACCACGTTCGGCCAGCCGATCTGTGTTCACAACGGCGTCACGGGCCTGCCGCCAGACATGAACCCGGCACATATCATTGCTGCCTGCCTGACAAATCCGATCTGGGGTATGGGCTACCCTGTTGAGACTTTGGACGATGCTGTCTTCACGGCCGCCGCGACGACGTTCAAGAACGAGAACTTCGGGCTCTCTATGATGTGGTCCGATCAGTCCAAGATCGAAGACTTCGTGCAAGAGGTTCTTGACCATGTTCAAGCCCTCGTCTTCATCGACCCGACAACGGGCCTTTGGAACCTGAAGCCGATCCGGGCAGACTACGACCCGGCTGCCTGCCTCGTCCTTGATCCATCAAACTGCGTGGCGAATAATCGGCAACGAAAGCTTCTCGGCGAGACGATCAACGAAATCGTCGTCCAGTGGACGAACCCGTCGAATGAGGTTCAGGAGTCGGTAGTGTTTCAGGACATCGCCAACATCGCCCAGCAGGGCGGAGTCGTCAGTGACACGCGGAACTACTACGGCATCCGCAATGCGACCTTGGCAAACGCCGTCGGTGCGCGGGACTTGCGCTCGTCAGCTTATCCCCTGTTCACTGTAGACATCATTGCGGACCGGATCGCGGCTCAGCTCCGGCCGGGCGACGTGGTGAAGTTCAACTGGCCCGAAGATGGCATCTCCGGGATGCTTCTTCGGGTGTTCAAGGTGGATTATGGCAAACCGGGATCAGCGTCGATCTCGCTATCCTGCACAGAAGACATCTTCGCGCTATCCCTTGCCAGCTACTCGACGATCACAAAAACGATCTGGGCAGATGACTCGCCAACGCCCGTTGCCCTTGCGCACGAAGGTGTCTACACGCCGCCTCTGCCTCTCCTGCTTCGCTCTGGCTTCAGCCTGTCGAACCTGTCGGACAGCGACTATCCGGCAGTTTACGAAGCAGCTATGGGCTACGACGCCGGAGTGCAGGCCATCGACATCTATGGTGACGTTACACGGCCGACTGGCACTGTCGAAACGGACCTTCTCGGCACGGTTGCACTGACTCCCGGCGCAGCTATCGCGAGCACGCTTTACATCGAGACAACTACAAAGATGAGTGCAGCCCAGATCAGGTCGATCCTGCGCAGCCGCACGCTTACCTTGGGCGACTTCCTGATGGCTGGATCAGACAATGATCCGACTGAGATCATGATGGTCAGCTCGATCCTGCCAGACAACTCCGTCATGCTCGCTCGGGGCATGTTCGACACGACACCGAAAGCATGGCCGGTAGGAACGTTCATCTGGTATCTGGGTGACAGCTCATCGACCCTTGTTCCGACAACTGAAGCTGCCGGATCGCCGTCGTACTTTACCTTCCTCCCGAAGACCGCATCGGGCACGCTGGCGCTCGCTGACGGCACGCCTCATTATTTCACGCCCCAAGCTCGCCCGTATCTGCCCCACCGCCCTGCAAACTTCGCTGTGGCGTACAGCGGCGGCACTATGGTCACGACCCATCCTTACCAGATCGTGAATGGCGGGTCTGAGGCCGGGATGGCCGGATGGACGCTAAGTTCCTCCCCGCTTCAGCCCGTGTCCGTCGCCTCAGCCGCAACGCTGACCGGAACGATCCTACCCTTTACGGGGGCAGCGTTCTTCATGGGCGCGACAGTATGGCCGAACTCGTCGATGTGGCAAACCCTGTCTATCCCCTACGCACGTTGGATATCGGTCGATGCAGGCTTGGAGACGCTTTATGTCCGGCGTATGCAGGCATCCTACAATGGGGACGATCTGTGCCGTCTAGAGGTTGATTTCCTTGGCGCTTCAGCCGCGATCATAAGCACCTATGTTGGGGCGGATTCGACGGGCGGAGCCGGGTTCTGGGACTTGCTCATTGAGCTCATCCCGATCCCTGCGCTGGCACGGGATTATGTCGTCCGGCTCGTCTTTACGCGAGTCAATGGTACGGTTCTGAACGCCTATGTGGATGATATTTCGATCAGTTATACGATGGACCTGAGCACCACGCCACAGTTCGTGGCTAGCGAGGTTCCAACAACGGCGACGATCACGTGGGCGAACCGTAACCGGCAGAGCGAAGACGTGGTTGCGCCGCGCTGGACTGATGGTAACGTCACTCCCGAGACTGGACAAACCGTCACGCTTCGGCTGAGGGATACGCTCGGCGGGACCCTGATCGACGAAGTTACCGGCCTGACCGGGACGAGCTACACCTACTCTACGGCGCTGCTGACGAGCTTCCGCTTCATGACTGTGGAGCTCTGGGCCGAGCGGGATGGCTATGAATCGTTCGAGGCAGCCAAGTCCGACGTGGAGTTTATCCTTCTTGGATACGGGAACAATTATGGCTATGACTATGGCGAGAATGATGGGAGCTAAGGATGACCGCGAGCAGTACCTTTGATTTGACGATCACCAACACCGTCCACACGCTTCTTATCCAAGCGACTGCCGGGACGATCCAGCTCAAGGGCGGTGGTCCGGTGGTTGTCCTTGTCGGAGACGCGAGTAGCGTTTTTGGAACAGGCGACGGGAAGCAGGGAATCGTCCTGTCCAAGGGGGACAAGACAACCTACGACTTCTCAGGACTTGAAGCTGGAGATGGTGTCTTCATCGTATGCCTTGACGACATGCAGCCCAGTTTCATTGGCCTGATCGCGCTCGGAATCACGGTCAATGCCGCTGCACTGACAGCATGACGAACGTAGGAGGTAATCATGGCCGGTGAACGCGCCCTTCCGGGTCTTGGCCTTAAAGGCTACTGGACACTCGGGTCGAACGGTTACAAGCCGGACCTTGACACCGACTTGCAGACGCTCTCGGCCGTGACGCAGCTTTCGGTACTCTCGCAGACAACGGCGCTTCCCGGCGCACCAACCGATGGCATGATCTACATCGTAGTTTCAACGGACCCGACGAACCCGAACAAGGTCGCGATCAGGGATAATGGCGCTTGGGTCTATATCACGCCGTTGACTGGCTGGATGGCCTTCGTGAAGGACACGGCTGTCTTCATGAAATACACCGGGACGGCATGGGTGACGATGATCCCGGCTCAAGCCCTCTCGGCCTTGTCCGATGTCAACATCACAGGCTTGGCAGACGGAATGGCCCTGCTCTGGAACGTTGCTACGACGAAGTGGAAAGCGTCTGCGATCTCGGCTCAAGCCCTCTCGGCCTT